AAGCAGTAGGGGTTAAAATCCCTTTTTCTGTTCCTTACGTTTTTGAATCAACTTATACTACTAAAGAAGCTATTAAAGTAAATTTAATTAATTTTTTACTTACTAATCCCGGGGAACGCTATTTAAGTCCCCAATTTGGAGGAGGAATCAGACAACAAGTATTTGAACAAATTAGTGCAGGAAATTTAGATATGTTAAAATTAATGTTAACTAATAGAATTAAATCTAATTTTCCTATGATTGATTTAGCAGAACTAAAAGTTTTAGGCAATCCCGATAATAATGTAGTAAATGTTAGTATTACTTATAATGTAGTAAATTTTGGGATTACAGATAATATAGATATTCTTTTTACAAATGGCTAATAGAGATATAAGATACTTAAATAGGGATTTTACCCAGTTTAGAGCACAGTTAGTAGACTTTGCTAAAACCTATTTCCCTAACACTTATAATGACTTTACTCCAGCATCACCCGGGATGATGTTTATGGAAATGTCTGCCTATATTGGAGACGTTTTATCTTTTTATCTTGATAATCAAATCCAAGAAAATTTTATACAACTTGCTAGACAAGAAAATAATTTATTTTCATTAGCATACTTATTAGGATACAGACCTCGTGTTACCACGGCAGCAGTTACTGACGTTGATTTTTATCAAATTGTTCCTTATATAACTAGTGGTAGTTCTAGAATCCCAGATTATTCATACGCTTTAACCATAGCTGAAAATGCATCAATTAGATCTGCTACTAATACTGCCATAACATTTTTAGTACAAGATTCTATTGATTTTTCAGTATCTAATTCTTTAGATCCTACAGTTGCTACAGTTTACCAAACAGCCGCTAATCAACCTATAACTTATCTTCTTAAGAAAACTAGACCCGCAATTTCAGCTACAATAAACACTACAACATTTTCTGTAGGAGCCCCACAAGATTTTTTAACTTTAGAACTTAATGCTGCTGAAATTATTGGGGTTTTAGATGTAATTGATTCTCAAGGTAATACTTGGTATGAAGTTCCTTACTTAGCTGAGGAACTTATTTATAAATCTATTAGGAATACTAACCCAAACGATCCTAATTTTGTATCAGATGCTACTGATGTTCCTTACTTATTACAAACAGAACAAGTTGCTAGAAGATTTGTAACTAGATTTACTAATGATACTACATTACAATTACAATTTGGTGCAGGTAATACTAATGATACTACTGAAACTATTATACCAAACCCAGACAATGTAGGTTTAGGTTTAACTTTTGAACAAAATAAGTTAACAACAGCTTATTCACCTACTAACTTTATATTAACTAACACCTATGGTATTGCTCCGTCAAATACCACTTTAACTGTGAGATATTTAACAGGTGGTGGGGTTATATCAAACGTACTTGCTAATGATTTAACACAAATAGCTAACGCGAATATATCATTTTTAAATAGTAATTTAGCATCTACAGTTTCAGCTTCAGCAGTATTTAATTCTGTAGCTGTGAATAATCCAATAGCTGCTGCTGGGGGTCAGGATGGTGATTCAATCGAAGAATTAAAATTAAATTCTTTAGGTCAGTTTGGTTCTCAATTAAGAGCAGTAACACAAGATGATTACTTAGTAAGAGCTCTTTCAATGCCCCCACAATATGGTACTGTTTCTAAAGCTTTTATTCAACCCCAAAAAGTAGTTGATCTACTCCCAGGTGAAGTACCTGCTGTACTAGATTTATATGTTTTAACTTATAATGCTAACCGTCAATTAGCTACTACTACAGCGGCTTTAAAACAAAACTTATCTACTTATTTATCACAATATAGAATGATAAATGATAGTATTAGAATTAAAGATGCATTTATTATTAATATTGGAGTTAATTTTGATATAACAGTATTACCTAATTTTAATAGTAATCAAGTATTAAGTTTTTGTATTTTAGCACTTAAAGAATACTTTAATATTAATAATTGGCAGATTAATCAACCTATTATCTTAAGAAATATTTATACTTTATTAGATCAAATCGAAGGTGTTCAAACAGTTAAGAATATAACTATTACAAATAAAACAGGAGTATCTTCAGGATATTCTCAATATGCCTACGATGTTCAAGGAGCTACACAAGATAACGTAGTATATCCTTCAATTGATCCTATGATTTTTGAAGTTAAATACCCTGATTCTGATATATTGGGTAGAATAGTAAATATATAAGATTATGGCAGTATATAGAATATTCCCCACACAAGACGCTACACTATATTCTCTATTCCCAAGTATGAATACTGGGTTAGATGAGATTGTAGAGGCTACTACTACTACATTTGCTTACTCACCTCCTAACCCTCAGGTTAGTAGATTTGTAATGCAGTTTTCTCAAACTGAAATTAATAATCTTTTTAGTCGATTTAATTTAACAGGAAGTACTTGGGACTCTTATCTTAACTGTTATATAGCTACAGTTACAGGTTTAGGTACAGCTTCTGTAGTTGAAGCTTGGCCTTTAGCTAAATCATGGAATATGGGTACTGGTAAGTATTTAGATAGTCCTATTACCTCAGATGGGTGTAGTTGGCAATTTAATACTTACTCAGGAAGTACTCAATGGGTTCCTAATGGTAATACTGGGTCTTATTCAAATGGGTATGTAACCGCGTCTTGGAGTGGTAGTAATTATGGAGGTGGTATTTGGTATACTGGTTCTAATCTTACCTCTAAGTTTGAATCAACTCAATCTTTAGCATATGGTAATGATGTAGATCTTAATTTTAAAGTTACAGATATTATTACTAACTGGTATAGTGGTAGTGTCCATCCTGCTGGTGGGTTAGGTATTAATAACTTTGGATTTATTGTAAAACAAAGTGGATCTCAAGAATTTGTAAATAACCCTAACCAACAAGTAGAATTAAAATACTTCTCTGTTGACACTAATACAATTTATCCTCCTAATTTAGAATTTAGATGGGTTGATTATGTATTTAGCACAGGTTCTTCAACTCAAACTATTATTACTAGTTCGCAAATATACGTTTCATTAGATAATAATAATGGAACTTTTTACAGTGAAAGCATTCAAAGATTTAGAATAAATTGTAGACCCCAATTCCCAGCTCGTTCATTCCAAACTAATTCAATTTACACTACAAATTACTATTTACCACCTAATGTATCGTATTATGCGGTTAAAGATTTAGACACAAATGAATTTGTAGTACCTTTTAATTCAACCTATACTAAAATTAGTGCTGATGTTTCTAGTAGTTATTTTGATATATACATGAATGGTTTACAACCAGAAAGATATTATCAAATTTTATTACAAACAACTGTAGCTAATAATACTATAGTATTAAATAATGATTATTACTTTAAAGTAGCAACTGGATGAAGACTCAGTATAACTTAAGTAAAGAAGTATTTTCTAAATCTCAGTATCAAAACACTATTGATACTAATTTTAGTCAGTTGATTACTCCCCAAAACGAGATTGCGGGAGATGTTTTACCTACTGTTGATGAGTTCTTTTCTTATTATAGTCAGTTATTCTTTGATATACCTAAATTTGGAGAAACCAACTCTCATGAGTACCTTATTAAAACTAGTCAAGAATATATAGGTCAGTCTTTAGTAAATGAAGAAATTCAAGCTCTAACTGCTGAGATTACTAATTTAAGACAGCAATTGCTTGATGTAACCCAACAAGCTATACAAAGTCAAACAACTAATACTTTAGCTTAATATATGGCTAATATACAATATACTGCTTCGTTAACTCCTATACAGTTTCCTACATTCCAGAACTATAGTTCTGCGGATACTAATTTGATTGAAAATATCAATGTTAGTGGGAGATTTAATCCTTCAAGCAGTTATGTTGAATATCATGTTTATGATTTTAATTTAAATTTAATATCTTCAAATTATAATTTTAGTAATTACTCATTTAGTGATGATCCTACTTTAGGTACTAGTGATTTAGCTTCTACTATAATTTTAGATCCTACTTTAGATGTTCAACAAGTATCTAATTTAGCAGGTACTTTTTATACAACATATAATTTATTTAATAATATATTAGGGTCATCTCCTACATTTAATTATTTTATAAATGAAATATCTTCTGATAGAACTGAAGTTAGATTAACTAGTAATATTATTCCCGCAGATATAATATCTTTATCTTTTGCGGAATATTATGCTGTATTTAATAACCCAGGAGTTTATAATGATTTTT